ATGTATAGTATTTATTTTCAGAAGAATAAATCGGGAAGTCCGGTATTGGACACCTACACTGAATGGTCCATAGTATGCAAGGACTTCCCGTTTATGCCTTATGGAGAGAGCAAGGATTTGCCTGCGAGAGAATGGGCAGACGAAGACGGAGAAGACACATTTTTCCCGGAAGAGATAAAACTGAAGGCATACGACATTGATGTGGAATTTGCATACAAGGGGGAAATGGGCACAGCAAACAGCAAGATTGAAGCGTTTCTGGACTATCTGACTGGAAAAGGGAATACCGGCACTTGTCTGAAAGTGTATGACACATATACTAAAATAGGCAGACAAGGTGTGTATTACAAGTCTATCGACCCGGATTTGTTCGTGAGAAAATCAGATGAAGGCGATGTCGTTACGTTCAAAATCACATTCCGGGTTACCGACCCCAGAACATCAATAACACTAACAGCACAGTAATGGACAGCCTCATTGTATATAGCCAAGACGGGAAGACCGAAAGATGTATTCTCAATCAACTGGAATACAATGGAGAGTTCATGGGGGCATGCTCCGTCACTTTTTCCATATCCTCCCCTACTCCGATAGAATTTCAAATAGGAGATTATCTGATTTACCGGGAAGAGCGTTTTGAGCTGAACTACATTCCGACTGAATTAAAGAAGTCAAGCAAGGGAACAAACGGGGAATCCTTCAATTACCAAGATGTGCAGTTCAACTCGTTGTCTGATGAGCTGGTAAGATGCAGTTTCCTTGATTATGTGGTTGGCGACAATTTAATCCATTATTCATCTTTGCCGGTCTTTAGCTTCTATGCGGAAAGTATAAATGCGCTGGCCGAAAGGATACAAGTAAATCTTGACCGGATATACAAGGGTGAAAAGAAATGGACTGTTACAGTTCATCCGGAATATGTCAATGTCAGCAACAAAAACATTACGGTAGACAATATCAGTGTATGGGACGCTTTGGCTCTTGCAAATAGCGAGTTCAAAGCTAACTTCACCATCAAAGGACGCACCATAACAATTGGAACTGCCGGAATCGCAATAGGGAAACTTTTCAGCTACGGGAAGGGTAACGGGCTGTACAGCATCCAGAAAACGGCAGAAGAAGACCAAGGCATCATTACCCGGCTGCGTGCTTACGGAAGCACAAGGAACATGCCTAACCGGTATTACAACAAACTGTCAGGCAGTTCACCGTCAAACTACTTGCCGAACAACATGGCGGTGGAAAATCTTATGCTGCCAGATTTTCCAAAGACTACTCTTGACCCTTATATAGACAGCCCCAATATCTCCACATTAGGAATAAGGGAAGGAAGTGTTTATTTTGACGGTTCTGGAGATTTGGAAGAGATATATCCTTCAATGGAAGGAATTACCGCTGACCAACTAAGAGCGGCAGGCATAAGCATATCGCTTGATGAAGGGGACAATGGAAATCTTGACGAAGTTGCCGACGCAGAACAATTGACAGATGACGGGACGATGGATGATATAGAAGAAGGCGATACTATCCCTGCTTTTACTATCACGCTAAAGGATATTGGTTTTGATATAAATGACTACTTGACTTCCGAGGCTGCTACCATATCAATGAAAAGCGGTATGTGCGGAGGAAGGGAATTTGAAATAGCCCAATGCGAAAAAGTAGGCAATAAGTATGTGTTGACATGCAACCGCTCCTATGATGAAAGTTTAAAACTATACTTCCCGTACAAAGGATACAATATCAGCCCGGGAGACGAGTTTGTCCTTCTCAATATCGACATGCCGGATGTATATATCCAGGCAGCCTCACAGAGACTATTGACTGCTGCTAAGGACTATCTTGCCCAAAATGATTATGTTCGCTATTCTTACGAGCCTAAGGTGGATGACATTTTCATGGCACGGCAGCACGAAGAAGCTACCTCAAGGGGTGAAAAAAGCATTCACGACACTCTGAAAGAAGGGGATTTAATGCTATTTGAAGATACGGACTTAAATATAAACGGGAGCGTAATAATCCAGAGTTTGACTATTAACGAGGGTAAAAGCTCCATCCCCAGCTATGAGATAATACTTCGTAATGACAAGACTGTCGGTACGCTTGAAAAAATACAGAACCAAATAGATTCACTTTCTAGCGGACAAGGCAGAGGCGGCTTTACAACTCAACAAATAGAGTCTATAATACGTGCCTTTGGAAATAAAATATTCCTCAGCAAGACCACCAACGACCGCACCCCCTTCAAGTTGGGGGTCGGCGACAAGCTGACCGCGGAGAAAGGATTGCAGATAAGCAAGAACTTCGTTTCCGGCATTATCGGAGGAAGCGGCGGCTCCATCTATCTGGACGAGAACGGCAAGGTTGTCATCGAGACGGACAAGGCTGTATTCCGTGAGGAGCTTATTGTACCTCAGATTACCTTCAACTGCATAGACGTTATATCGGGTGACAAAGCCAATACGTTCGCCTACGGAACAATCAAGACTGTGGATACCGAGAACCGCATTGCCACCCTTGACCTTCTGGAAGGCCAATACGGTACGCTTCATGTGAGCGACATATGCCGTGGCGTATTCCATAACATAGGTGGGGGAAACACCGACAAGGATACGATTGGTGCGAACGGTTTCATTGAGTATTCCGGTTTCGCCACATCCTACTTTACTCCGACCAATATACTGGAGAACGAGGCGGGCAGCATGAAGTTCGAGTATGAGCTGCAGGTGGGTACGAATATTCATCCGATGCCGGGCATGAACTTCTTTGCATACGGTAACTTCACCGACGAGGACCGCCAGGACATTACATACGAGAACAGATACTACACCCGTCGTATTACCCATGTCAACAATTGGGTGATAGACCCGGAAACGAACATAGAGATGCAGGTAGGAAAGCTGAACGGCCTTTCCATCGGCGGCATGGACTTCTCCGGTTATTCGTTCTACGGCAAGAATGTGTACATCTCCGGCACGATAGAGAGATTGAAGCCCAACGGCACCCCAGCCAAGGACTTGAGCTATGAGGGCGTTTGGGAATCCGGCAGAAAATATGACTACTACGACAGCGTGACCCATGACGGAAGCACATGGGCCTGCATGAACAAGAACGGTTCGTCAGCCGAGCCGGGCACGAACAATGACTGGCAGAAGATTGCCTCCAAGGGCGACAAGGGTGACCCCGGAGAATCGGCAGTGTTCGCAGACCTCACCAACGAGATGGACAACGTCACCCTTACCAATGACGGCAAGGTTTATCAGGACACGTCGATAAGCACAGTTGTATGGATGAGCTACGGCAGTAAGAAGATGACCCTTACCGGCATAACATGCACGCTCCCTGCCAACGTCACCGAGACGCACGACGTTTCCACCGGAGAGATAACTTTCAGTGTCAAGCAGGGCGTGGCTCTGGACGGCAGGAACCCGATACCCGTCGCGTTGACCGCCACCTACAACGGAAAAGCCTACACCGGGCAGCTCACGTTTACCCTGGCAGGTGTCAAGGGTGGCGCCGATGCCGTTCTGTACCGGCTTGTCCCGAGCGTATCTGCCGTGATAAAGGATGCCAATGGTAATCTCAATGTAACTTCCGTATCGTGTACACGGTTGAAGTCTTCGGTTTCTGGAGGCACGGCCGAGACCGGGACGGGCGATTTGAAGTATTCTCTTGACGGTGGAGCCGAAGTCTCAATCGGGAACAATGCCGGAGTACCGGTATCAAGCTTCCAGAAGAGCATCAAGTTCATATTCTACGTGGACGGTACAGTAGTGGACGTGGAGACGATACCTCTTGTGGTGGACGGTAAGGACGGCGCCCAAGGCCCTCAAGGTGTTCCCGGTCCTGCCGGAGCTGACGGGAAAACTCTATACACCTGGATAAAATATGCCGACAACGCGCAAGGTGGTGGTATAAGCAACAATCCTACCGGAAAAGCGTATATAGGTTTCGCCTACAACAAGGAGACCGCTACGGAAAGTAACAATCCCTCCGACTATACATGGAGCGATATAAAGGGAGAAGACGGTATACCGGGTGCTACCGGTGCCGACGGAAAGACTTATTACACATGGGTTGCCTATTCGGACAATGCGGACGGAACGGGCATGTACCAACAGCCTAAAGACACGACTAAATATATCGGTATAGCCGTCAACAAGGAGACTGCTACAGAAAGTAACAATCCTTCTGACTATACATGGTCAAAATTTAAGGGGGAAGACGGACAGAGCGTGTCTTCGCTCGGCAGATGGCATACCGGGCTTATCGTGCCCAAACTGGGAATCGTCACGATGGGAGGAAGCACCTTCTGTGCGAAGAAGGAGACCGCCAACCCACCGTTGTGGACTACTACGACAAATGACGGCAGGCGCATTACCCAGACGCAGGACGGAGGGAAGACATACGGGTACATACTTTCCGGTGAATCAAATACGGAGGAATACGACCTGCTTGTCCAGAGCGGAAAGGACGGAAGCGACGGTACCGATTACGAAAGAGTGTTTATCCATACCACGGAGGAAAACCGCCCTTCCACTCCGGCGACCTCACAGACGGATGATTATATCCCTTCCGGCTGGCATGATGACCCCATTGGCGTTTCCGAATCCCTGCCTTTTGAATGGATAAGCGAGAGGAAGAAGAGAAACGGCATATGGAGTAACTTCAGCACACCTGCCCTCTGGGCTAAATATGGATTTGATGGCATTGATGGCGCAGAAGGTGTGGCTGGTACGAGTATTGTATGGAAAGGTGATTTCTCGTCTGCCCCTTCCTCTCCTCAGAACGGTTGGGCGTACAAGAATACGACCGACAAGAAGTCGTATGTATATCAAGACGGCCAGTGGTATCAAATGACCATTGACGGAATTGACGGAAAGAACGGAAAGGACGGACTGAGCATCGTATGGAAAGGCGACCTGCAGTCTCCACCTTCCAATCCTCAAATCAACTGGGCATATAGGGACACCAATAACGGTCGTGTATACATATGGAACGGGACAGCATGGTCGTTGATGGTCGTTGACGGCTCGGACGGTGCTGACGGTGCAGCCGGTTCGAACGGATTGAGCGTGTTCATAACTTACAATGACAGCACTTCCCAGCCTTCTGTTCCTACGGGAAACGGTACTACCGGAGGCTGGCATACGAATGCTACAAGTGGAGCTATATGGATGTCGCAGAAGGTTGCTTCATCCGCAAGTGATGGGACATGGGGCACGCCAATTAAAATCAAAGGCGATAAGGGGGATAGCATAACCGCTATGGGAAGATGGCATACCGGGCTTATCGTGCCGAAGCAGGGTGTAGTTACCATGGGCGGCTCTTCATACATAGCCAAGAAGGAGACCACCAATCCACCACTGTGGACTGTTACAACAAGTTCCGGTCAGCGAATCAAGCAGACCCAAGACGGTGGAAAGACATACGGGTACATACTTTCCGGCGAGATGAACACGGAGGAGTATGACCTGCTTGCTTCAAAGGGAGAAGACGGAAAACCTGGTGCTGACGGGAAACCCGGAGCTGATGGCAAGCCTGGGGAAAAAGGAGAGCAGGGTATACAAGGGTGCATCATAAGGCATTCCGAATGGGCTGTGGGCGTGACTTACCGCAACGACGAAGCCCTGACGAGCGGCACCCGTTACCTTGACATTGCCATGATAAAGAATCTGGCTACTATTGACGGATGGGATGTCTACAGATGCAAGACCACGCACACAAGCTCTGAAAGCAACAAGCCGGGGAACACGACCTATTGGGAGAAGTTGAGCAATGTGGGGCCCATATTCACGTCGCTCATCATATCACCGAGTGCGCACATCTCGTTTATGCAGAATAACCAGTTGCTCATTATGAAGAGTGACGGGAAGACTGTGACAGCAGGTCTTTCCGGTTCGGAAGAAGGGAGCAAGGTGCGTATATGGGCTGGAGCGCACGAGCCTGACGACGCCCCGTTCCGGGTGCTGGAAAGCGGTAAGTTTATCAGTACAGAAGCAGAAGTCGAAGGAAGCATTACCGCAAGGAAAATGAACTTGAAGGTGTGTACAAATTCAGACAATGAATCACCTAATGGTTCTATAATCCTTTATCCGAAGAATTTAGGGCCTCTTCCGGAATTGGAAGCTGGCGCTTGCCAGGAAATGAAGATGTTGTTCCCGATTGCGACAAGGACTCCCCTTTCCGTAACTTTAACGACTGCATCTGCCAATGTGAAGATTGCGCCTAATGGCTCTATATTGAATTCAGTGTCAAGTTATGATATAGAAGATGCTTACGGGTATCATGAGTTAATCGGATTTAGATATGCCGATGGAGACATAACCTATTGGTGTGTATTTAAAAACTGAAAGAGTATATGAAAGTATTTTATGAAAGCAAGTTAGCGAAATGGCTGCTGTGGCAGGGCTACAGCACCATCACATTGGGATGTTTCGTCTTCACCAAGAAAAGCAAGGAGGAGATGAAGCAGAGTACGCTTAACCATGAGGCGATTCATGTGCGCCAATGGGAAGAATGTATGATTGCATCGGCTGTGCTGCTGACGGTAATCATGCTGTTTGCCGGGTTCAACTTATGGGCGTATCTACTTTGCCCGTTGTGGTTTTACCTTCAGTATGGGTTGGAGTATGCGATTTCCTACGTGTATCACTTATGCCGTAACCGGTGTTGGGTAAACGTAGGAAATAAGGCTTATGATAATTCCGCATTCGAGATGGAGGCTTATGCCAATGAGGAAATAGACGGTTATCTTGATGTGAGAAAGCCGTTTGAGTTCATTAAGTATTATGGGAAAATATAGGATATAACAAACAACAAGAAAGGAGGAACAGCAATGATTTTGCAAGCAGAAGGAGGGCACTACCTTACACAGAGTGCGGATGTGCCCATAGATGAAAGGGTGTTCGGGAGTACCGCGTATATCAGCGACGCTTCGGAGGTTTCCAAATATCGCCAAGTGTCCGAAGCCGAGAAGGAACGCATGCTAAATGCCGGAACGATATTGGACCCGTCCGACTTGTCGGATGAGTATCTGGGCAAGGTGGACACGCTGCATGAGATTATCAAGGAGAACATCAACACCGCAGGTCTGACGGTTGAGGAGAGCCTTAAGCATAAGGAGTATTTCCCCAAGTGGGATGAATTAATTGGCAAGACTGAGCCAATTGGATTCATGTTCTCCTACGAAGACACTTTGTATGAGGTAATTCAAGAGCATGAATTTGCCAGCCAGTGGGTGCCGGGTGTAGGAACAGAATCCCTCTACAAGGTTGTCCAGATTGAAGCGTCCGGCACAAAGGAAGACCCGATAGCCTGGAAGCAGGGAATGGAGTTATTTAACGGCAAGTATTACACGGACAAGGATGTGCTTTACTTGTGCATCCGTGACAGCGGTATGGGCTTGTCGTTTGACCTTGCCGACTTGGTGTCCGGTGGTTTTGTGGAAGTGGTCGAGGAATCTTCCGGCGACACTGTTCTATAACAAGGAAACTTGTTCTTTTTCGGCTTTCCCGATGCCGTTAATTGGGAATTTATTTAAACAAAAACGGGTTAATTATTTAAATGTTAAATTAGGGTATCATGTTTTTAAAGCGGATGCCCCTTAAATATGTAATGAGT